ATTCCGCTCGGTGTGGTGACCGCCCTCGAGGAGGACGAGCACGGGCTTCGGGTTCGTGCCCAGCTCGCCGACAACTGGCTTGTCGCCCCGGTCCGTGACGCGATCGCTAACGGCAGCATCGACGGCATGTCGTTCAAGTTCCGGGTTGTTCAACAGGACTGGGAACGCGCCGATGATCGCATGTTTGAGCGGTCAATCACCGAAATCGCGTTGTACGAAGTGGGGCCCGTTGTGTGGCCTGCGTACGAGTCCACGTCGGTCGGTGTGCGGTCTGCGGAGATCGCCGCAGCGCTCGTCGACCCAACAGTTCGCCAAGAGGTCGCGCGCCTCTTGACGTCAGGCACCCCCGAGGGGGCCGCCGAATCGCCCACACGTTCCGAGCCGCAACCGCACTCGGAGCAAGGCACCCCCGAGGGGGCCGCCGAATCGCCCACACCCCCGGAGCCGCAACCGCACTCCGGTCGCACAAGGAATCAGCGACAAGCGCTGATCCAAGAACAAGGAGTCCAGTAATGGATGAACTGCGAAAGCGATTGGAAGAGCTGCGGGGCATGATCCTCGAGCTCGCCAACAAAGACACCGTGACCCCCGAAGAAGATCAGAACCTCGAGGACTACCTGGCCGAACGAGCTGTGATCCTCGAAACCATCGAGAAGCGAGAGGCGCGCGAGGCCGCCGTGGCTGAGGTGCGCGCCGCTGAGGTGGCAACCACCCCCGGATTCGACGAGGGGCCTCAAATCATGCGACGGGTTGATCCCGTGGTTGATGTTCGCACCGCGTCGAAGGCTGAAGCGCGCGACGCGTCGCTGAAGGTCCTCGAGCGTGAGGGCGGCGACCTGTCGAGCCGGCAGATCGACAACGTCGAGCGTCTGATCCGGCATCGGAGCTTGAACAGCGACGGGGATCGCATCGCCCGCCGGCTGCTTCTCACCGAATCCGACGCGTACCGTTCAGCGTTCGCGAAAGGGATCACGCAGAGCTCCCCGGCGTTCACGTCTGAGGAAGTCGCCGCGTTGAACGAGTTCCGGGCCATGTCGATTGGGACCGATTCGGCTGGCGGTTACGGCGTGCCGGTCCTGATCGACCCGACCATCATCCTCACCTCCGGTGCGGCTGACGCTCCGATTCTGCAAATCGCACGAATCGAAACGATCACCACCGACGAGTGGAAGGGTGTCAGCTCTGACGGGATGTCGTGGTCGTTCGACGGTGAAGCCACCGAAGTGTCTGACGATTCGCCGACTCTCGTACAGCCGACCGTGCCCGTCTACAAGGCGCAGGGGTTCATCCCTTATTCGATTGAGGTTGGGCAGGACTACCCCGGATTTGCCGACGAAATGCGGATGCTGCTCGACCAGGGCTACGTCGATTTGGTCGCGTCGCAGTCGATGACCGGCACCGGTTCCGCCCCTCAAGGAATCTTCACTGCCCTCGACGGAAACACCAACGTTGAAGTTGTGGTCACGACTGACGGCTCGTTCGGGGTGGAGGACATCCGAAAGGTGTGGGGCGCTCTCCCTGAGCGTTCACGCGCCCGGGCGACGTGGCTGATGCATACCGATGTGGCGAACGAGGTGGACAGCTTCGGGAGCAACGACGCCGGGTTCACGACCACGTTGGCTGAGGCGAACGTTCGACAGATCAAGGGCCGCCCTGTGGTGCTGTCGGATTACGCCCCGGAGTTCACCGGCACCACCGGCGCTGCGAACATTCTGGTTGTCGGCGATTTCTCCGGCTACCTCGTCGCTCAGCGCGCCGGGATGACCGTGGAACTGGTGTCGCACTTGTTCGCCACGGCGAACAACCGACCCAACGGGCAACGCGGCTGGTACGCCTATGCTCGTGTCGGCATGGATTCCATCGCCGACAACTACTTCCGTCTCCTCCAGAACCAGTAACGGTTCTCGAGGCGATGAAAGTCGCCGGGCTCCCCCTTCCCGTGGGCGGTGGGGGGGAGTCCGGCAACCGCCCACCACCACCCACGGAAAGCAGCCACTAATGGCACCCCGTAAATATGTGTTCGCTGTCGCAACCGCCACGGTTCGGCACGACGGTCAGCTGGTCCGCGTCCGAAAGGGCGACGTGTGGGCCGGCGATGACCCGTTCGTGAAAGCGCACCCCGAAATGTTCAGCAACGAACCGGAGTCGGTGCGACGCACCGTTGCACCGGTCGCGAAGCGTGCGCCCGTCGAAACCGCGACTGCGGAGCCAGGGGTTCAGCGTGCCGGCTGGTGACGTGTTCGCCGGGTACCTGCACCCGGATGATGTGGGAGTCAACTTCACCCAGTCGTTGATGGGTGTCCTCGGTTGGGATTTGGGGCACGACCGCCGCCTCGGTGGTTGGGCGTCCGCCAAATGTGCTGGCGGTGGTCTGCCCGAAGGCCGAAACGACATCACCCGCCAGTTCCTCGACACCGAATGCGAATGGTTGTGGTTCTGCGATGCCGATATGGGTTTTGAGAACCACGCTCTGGATGCTTTGCTGTATGTGGCTGATCCGGTCGACCGGCCCATCGTTGGTGGGCTCGCGTTCGCTCAACGTGAGGTCGCTACCGACGGGATGCACGGGTTTTCCGCTGTTCCTCGAGCCACGATCTTTGACTATGTGCAGCATGAGGACGGGCACTACAAGTTCACTGGCCGCACCCATTATCCGATCAACACGTTGGTGAAGTGCGCGGCGACGGGCGCTGCGATGCTGGTGATTCACCGGTCGGTGTTGGAGAAACTTGCCGCCGAGCATGGGCCGTCATGGTGGACCCGCACCCACGGCCCCGACGGTTCACTCCTCGGGGAGGACATTTCGTTCTTTCGTCGGTGTATGGACGCCGACATCCCATGCCACGTGCACACCGGCATCCGCACCAATCATTTGAAGCGGGTGTATTTGGGTGAAACTGACTGGTGGACGACGTATGTCGCGCCGCCGGCCACAGTCAACGTGGACGTGCTTGTGCCGGCGTTGCACCGCCCCCGCAACGTGAAACCGTTCATGGAGTCGCTCAGGGCGTCGACCGGTCTGGCGGATGCGTGGTGGGTGTGCGAACCCGGCGACAGTGACCAGATCGCCGAGGTTAGGAAGTACGGCGGCAACGTCCTCGAGCATCCGGGAACGTTCGCTGAGAAAGTGAATCACGGTTGGCGGCATGTCGCGGACCGCTCCCCGTGGGTGCTGCTCGCCGGTGACGATGTGCGGTTCCGGGCTGGATGGTTCGACGCTGCGATGGACGTGGCCGACAAGTACGGGGCGCAGGTCGTCGGAACGAACGATCTGGCGAACAAGCGGGTAATGAGAGGCGAGCACGCCACCCACCCGCTGATTGCGTCCGACTACATCCGAGAGCAAGGCGCGTCATGGGATGGCCCCGGGGTCGTCTGCCATGAGGGTTACCGTCATTGGTACGTTGATGACGAAATCTGCGAAGTTGCACGCCAACGGCGAACGTTTCAAGTCGCGTTGGGTGCTCAGGTGGAGCACTGGCATCCGATCACTGGGCGGGTTGAGATGGATGACGTGTACGAGCTCGGCCAGTCGCACCAGCAACACGACCGGGAGCTGTGGCAGAAACGGCGGACCGAATATGCATCCTGAAGCGATGGCGTGGGTTCGGCACTGTTTGACCGAGCACGATCTGCACCCGGTGCGGGTGCTCGAGTTCGGATCGAAGAACGTGAACGGCAGCGTCCGCAAACTGGCCGGCATCGCAGCGGCTGAGGTGTTTCACGGTGTCGACCTGGTCCCGGGTGACGGGGTTGATGAGGTGTGCGACGCCGCAGACTACATTCCACCGTCGGAGCTGTTTGATCTCGTGGTCACAACCGAGATGTTGGAGCATTGCCCGCACCCTGAACGGGTGATCGGCAACGCCGCCCGTTGCCTCACAGATGGTGGGGTGTTTGTGATGACCGCCGCTGGTCCTGGCCGTCACCCGCATTCGGCGGTCGACGGGAAACGGCTTAGGGACGGGGAGCATTACGGCAACATCGACCCCGACGAGCTGCGGGGCTGGTTGGCTACCCGGTTCGACCGGTTCCTTGTTGATGTGCAACGAAACCCGGCTGATGTTCGGGCGATTGCTTGGAGGTGACCGGTGGCCATCATCACCATCACAGACCTAAAAACCCGGTTAGGGATCACGGACAACGTGGACGACCAATCGCTTCAATCGGCGGTTGACGCGGCGACACAGCAGATTCAGGATTATTGTGATCGCCAGTTCGGTCAGGACACCTCGGCGACTGCCAGGGTGTTCGTTGCCGAAAACCCGAACCTTGTGCAAGTCGACGACATCTCCACCACCGTC